GCATCCACGAGGCAACGGGCCTTGCCCTGACCGACGAACATGAGGCCAGGCACCGACACCGAAACGTGCCAGCGTGTATGCTCACCGGCACCCGTCATCTGCTCGGTGTAGCGGGGGAGCACCTGAACCCGATCACACCACTCCTTGAGCTTGCCCTTATAGTTCTCGGGCGGAGCGGCAGACAGTGGCGGTTCCCGCGCCTTCGCAGTCTTCTGTCTCCTCGTGAAACCGCGAAGGGGGGCCGGCCAGGTCGGGACCTCGGCGATGCTCATGATCGATCCTGTGATGGTGGTCGCCGCCGCGTCAAGCGTTATGTTCCCCGATGATGCGTTGGCCGTCACGACGCCAAAATATGCGGACTCCGAGCCCGAGTCGATCCCCTCCAGGGCATTGATCACCGTGAAAGTCGAGCCGTAGCTCAGGACCGTCGCCGGCGTCGTGATTCCCGTCCCTGTGGAAGCCAGGGAGACGGCATAGCTCCCACCAACGGTCAGCCCCGAGACGTTCAGGTTGTTCCCGCTTCCACCGACGACTGTGATTACCACGTCGCCGGCATTCTGCTGAGGCTCAACTCCGAAGAGGTTGCTCTGGTTGATTCCGTCAGGCCCTCCCGGGTACAGCCACCCAGACGAGTTGTCGGCCCCGGGTTCGTAGATCGGCGTGTAGAGCTCCACGTCATACTCCACGTACAGCTCCCCGAGGTCCGTCGGAGCGGGAGTGACCCCCTGCGTGATCACGAAAAGATTCCCAGTGTCGTAGGTCTTGATGTCCGTCCCTGGGACCGGCAGGCCAGGCCTGACGAAATACTGCTTCTGTTTCGACAGATCTTCCGTCAGGGATACGTGACACGAGGGCGTCCATGGGGGTGAACGGACAGACCCTCGGTACGCCATGGCCTGCTGCTTCGTGGCAGGGGTGGGGTCGGCCGAGTCGTAATCCACGCTCAGCACGACAGTCCCCGGGGTGCTCGTGGCAGCTTCAGTCTCGTAACAGAACTTCAGCTTCTTGAACTTGTAGGACTCAAAGTTCTTCGCCACATTCGAGAGCCAAGGGAAGGATCCCTCTTGCCCGGGGTTGATCGGGAGAGAGTACGCGAAGAAGGCCGACGGCGGGGGCCCGATCGGTGCCTGAATGTCCTGAATGTACTCTCGGTGGACGATGCGACAATCCCCATTTCGCATGGTGATCATCTTAGGTGGGCTCGAACGTCGAACCTGCCCCTTGGCAACTGAGGCAGACACATCGAAGCCTCCCGCCTGGATGTCGTTACGTCGCATCGCAGCAGTTGTCCCCGCCGGATTGAAATTCCGGGGCTTCTGCTGTTTCTTGCCCTTCTGTTGCGGGCGCCCCTTAGAAGAGGGCTTTGATTTCTTGCCGCCTGGCATGATTTCGAGGTTTCTATATCTAGCACCTCCAACGTTTCAAGAGACTATCCAAATCGAATAGTCCGCAAGTAAACCTGCTTGACCAGAGACTGTTCATCCCCACCAACGGACGCTCCGTCCACCCGTGCAGTCGTTAGACGTTCCGCCTGTCTACGGCTCTCGGGGTCCTCAGAC